TGAACACCATTGAGCTGCTCCGAGTACTCCGTTAAACACGTAGCCGTCAGGATAAACAATACGACCAGTCGTACTATCAACAGTAGGAGTACCAGAACTATTTGCACCTGCTCCTGGAATCCTTACCTTTATTCCTCTTATACGATATTTTCTGCTAGGTATTGATTGAAACTGCATGGAGTCCAACCTAAGAGAAGCATAAGCGCTATTTGCATAGGTTGAAGCATCATCTATTATCTCTGCAAAACTTGTCCATATAAAAGCATCTATAAGACTTGTAGATGTGCTATCTGCTGTTACTCTTGTGACTCTTATATCGACAGGAAAAGCACCTGTAAAATTTACCCTATAATCCCTTTGGTAAGCGTCAGCACTTCTACCTGTGACAGTATCTGTAATCACATCAGTAAAACCACCAGAATTATATTGAACTGCTATTTTTAATTCAACACTAGATCCTAATAGATCACCTTTATCAGTAGCTCTTTGTAGTTGTGGAAAAGTTATTGTTATATTTGCAGCATCAACATTTGAGTTTGTTATTTGTCTTGTAACAGGAGAAGATTGAGTAACAGTAACACCTACTGATGTAACAGAAGAACTGCTTTCAATACCTTCAACTTTTGTTTGATCTGAAGTACCAAATCGTGGATTAAAAGTTACATCTTGAAAATTAAAATCAGTAGTTTGTGGATTTGTTGAATCAGCAGATGCTTTTAAAACTGGAGTATCGTTAAGGATTACGTCTTTGAGTGCAGCGTTATTATATGCAGTAGTTCCTTTTGTTCTGCCCTCTTTTGATGCAGTTGCAAATCCTTCAATTTCTCCTTCAGAAATTAGGTCTAATAATGTTGCAAAGCTCCTACTGTGTAAAGTATCGGGCGCTCTTGTTGGTTGAGGTGGGGTCGGTGGTGTTGGTTGACCACCACTACCTCTGATAATTTTCTTTGTCATGCCTGTACCTGCTGAGAATCAACGGCTGCACTAATCACCACTGAGCCGGTTATGATCTCCCCAAAAACTAAAGGCACTGGAGTTCCAGCTCGTGATGTATTTTGAGTTCCTGCAAAGCTAAAAGATATCTGAGGATCTTGTTCTGAATTAAATCCTTCAAATTTAGGTAAAGGAAATAACATATCACTAACTCCCGATAATACAAGGGAAGCACCGACTGCAGATGTTAAAGTTCCAACTCCTGTCATAAATGCACTTCCTGCAGTAAAACCTGCCATTGTTGTTCCAGCTGCAATTTGTCCTGATGCGCTTATAGTTCCAAACATACCCGCGCCTGGAAATAAAAACGATGCTCCAATTAATGCAGCACCTGTTAAAATTCTTCCTGTATTTCCTCCAGCACCGCTAATAACAGGAACTATATGTATATCTGCTTGTCCTATAGGATGATGAATTTCATCTTGTTTTACTGCATAATTACCAACTTTTACCTGATAAAATTTAGGATTCATATATTTTTCTACTTGAGGAAAATTATTAACAAGAAAACTTACTACTTTAGGTAGACTTTCAACTTGTATTTCAAATTCTTTGTGTCCTACAAATTCAGCAAGTTCTCCATAAAGTTTTAATTTACGCAGCATAACGATACCTCCCACCAGTTGATTTTAATAACCATTGAGAATAAGGCTCTCTACAAGATAGTCTATCTCTTAAATGATGTAAAACATCTCCATCTAAAAAAATAGCCACATGATTTAAACCGGCAGAACCTATAGACATAAATAAAAGATCGCCATTAATTGTTTTTTCCTTTGGTTTTAGTTGTTTAAAACCAGTGCTATAAGCACATCTTTCAAACATAGGATTCAATATGAACTCTTCTGGTGTTGTAGGTCTATCCCAATCTCTGAGTTCAATATTTTTTTTTTGCTTATACCAATCCCTTACCAAACTCCAACAGTCAGTAACACCCCAAACCCAAGGTCTACCTAATAAAGGTGGTTTATATCCACAAGGCTCACAATAACCCCATTTTTCTGTTTTTGGATTTACTATATGCCACGGAAGATTGCTTTGTTCACAAGCAATTTGATCTGCCTGACTCGGTGTGGGTGGTGTTACAGGGTGGCTATGAACAACTGCTGTTATTTCTCCAGTATTATCTGCCTTCACATAATCTTCTGGATCAATAATAAAGCATTGATGATCTGTCATTGAAAGATTGCGGCAAGGATAATATTTTTCTTTTCCTCGAATATTTAACAATAAACCACAAGATTCTTTTGGGTCTTGGTCTTTCGCATGAACAAGTGCTTCTTCTTTCCAATTCATCCTATAAACGTACCAATCGAAGGGAATTCTGTTCTTGTGCATTGTCTTTTTGGCGCACGAACACCAGCAAGATCAAAAACTGCTGCTAATTCAAATTGAACTACCTCTCTATTTTCTGCTGATTTTCTATCAATTTTATATATTTCCTGCGGAAATTCTGCTGTAGGGTCTGGTGTACCTAATGGATTTGTACCTCCAGAAAAGTTTGCAGCATCAAGATAACGTGCCAAAGTCCTAATTCTTGTAACAGTTGACCCTGTTAAATCATTTCCTGTCGTTACAGCATTTACGTTTAACAAAATAGCTGTAATAGTTCCAAGAGCATTGCTGATTGTCAAAGTAGGTCTCGGTAGTTGTCCATTAGTAAAAGCAAAACCTTCTGCCTGTATCGGCATTTTTGTATATGTATTACTTGCCCAAACAATATTTCCATTAGCATTTAAACTCGTTCCATTATGAAAACGATATGTTGTTGCAGATCCATGTAAAGTTGCATCTGTAGTTATTGTAAATAATTCAATTATTGCTGAAGGGTTGATCTTTTGTAGATCAGTAATAATTGGGGCAGTACTCATGGTTCAAATACTTCTCTAAATGTTGTGCGAATTGTAGCCCTATTGTTATAAGGTATAGATTTATTCCAAGTTTCGCAAACAAATTTCTGTGCAGTAGATTCTCCTGGAGCGG